AGCTGTAATTGTTGTAGTTGATGTATTAGTATCTAAGTATGGACCATTAGTAAAATCAACTGTAGTTAATGTCCAAGCTGTATGACCTGTTCTTGATAACTTTCTTGTTGCATGACTAGGATGCGTTATGTACATCACATCGGCAGATTGTGCGAACTTAATATCAAATAGTTCTGCAGTTAAGTATGGTGTAGATATTTCAAAAGCTGAACCACCTGATAATACTTGACCTTTATCTTTGTATACTCTCATATATTGATTACCAAACTCAAGAATGTAAGTTTGTGTTGTTGAAAATTCAAAAGGAATTAATCTTGTTTTTGCAGAAGATGTTTTTACTTCTGCTATAAACTGAGTACCCGGTCTACGAGCTGCAGCACCATGAGGATAGATAACTATATTCTCAAGTGTTTTACAGCCTGCGGGATATTTGGATAAATCATTTCTACCATCTAATCTTGGCGATAGCTCACCAGCTGTAAAGTTTGTAAGTTGTGCAGCTACTCTAGCCATGTATTAGAACCTTGCGTTAATAAATGTTCCAGCGTCTATA